AAAATCCATCCCGGTTCGCGGCGGCGTATGATCCGCTTGTGGTATCGGAGGAGGCGGCGGCGGCACGGGATCGGGTTCCGGCTGCGGTTCCGGCGGCTCGGGCGCGTCGTGAGCGTCACACACGTCCGCCGGGACCTCCGGCTCTCCCGGGCGCGGGTCCGCGTAGTACCTCCGGGCGACCAGTTGCGTGCATTTCGCCCCGGCCAATAGTCCGCTCTCCTCGCACAGCCAAGCGACAATCGTTGGCCTCGGTTTCAGCGCGTCAAGGATTTTTTGGATACACATGACCTCATCCCTCCTGTTCGATCCAGCCCAACAAATAAATACCCGTCGTCCCCTGGTTCTGGATCTTATACGTCACCCTTTGCTCGGAGTCCGTGCGCTGTATCCACCACTCCGAGTATCGATCGATCTTCGTTGGATTCCCCGTCGCATAATCAAATAAGGAGCACCCGCCGCTATGATCCCATGTTGACGCGCCCTTTTTTTTCCATTGCGAATAGACCCATTTCCCCCTTCCGCTCTGCCTGAGTTCTAGGATTACCGCGATGGCCCGCGCCGATGTCAACGCCGTAAAATCGTAATCGTACTCCGTATTGTTCATCCTCAGGGACAATAGCGTTGCGTCGCAAAACCGAAAATAACAGGGCTTCCGCGCCAGGTTGTCCTGCACCAGCGGCCAGATCCCGTGCACCGTCCGGGTGTCGTCGGCCACGTGAGCCGCGAGATCCCCGGCCGCCGCAAAGTCCCTCTTCTGTCCCCCCATTGTCACCCTCCTCTCGTTACGTCACGGGGCGGAGCTCGATCCTGCACATGCCGGAGCTGGGGCTTTTTGCCAACTGGACGATCTGGTACAGCCGCTGATTTGCCGTTGGCTGCGAATCGAAAAACCGCCGCCGCGATAAATAAATCGTGTCACCGACGGAGCGAGGGAGCAGTACCCGCGCAACAAGCACCCACAGCGTCGGAAGGTTAAGCTCTTTTAAAATTTCGTCTCCGAGCGCCTCCGCGTCGGCCTTGCTCGCCAGCACCGTCGAAATCGACAACGTGCTTTGCGCGCCGCTTGTCCATTGCTCCGTCAACGCCGCCCGCTCAATCCATCGATATCGTTGTGTCAGCGGCCATTCGTCGTATTGGATTTTCAGGGCGCCAAAAACAGAACCCGCCGATTCGTCCCGGCCGATGTCGACGATCCGCTGCTCCGAAACATAGATCGTGTCCGAGGGCGCGGATGCCGGTTTGACCTTAAGCCCGATCCGGCCGGCCGCGTCCTGATACGAGTACGCCCGGATCGATTTTTCAATCAAACCGAAAAGCTCTGCCGTCCCGCTCTCCTTGTAGAGCTTCACGCTCAGCGCCGTTTCGCGCACCGCGTGCGCCTCCCAAATCGAGTCCAGGTTGATATCGCCCCATCCGAGCCCCATGTCATTTCGGAGGACGTGCAAGTAGACCATCGGCCCGGTCTCGATTGCCGCGCCGGCGTCATCCGCCTGACCCGTAAACGAGCACTCGATTGTATCCTCCGCCGTATAGCCCAGCGATTTCGCTAGCTGGATTCGCCCCAGCGAGTAATCGATCGTGTAGTCTGTTCCGGCTGTCAACGCCGCGCCCCGAAATAGCACCTCCAGGACCGATGTTATCCGGCCGTCGTGCAACTCGAAAACCAGGTTCGCCGTGTCCACGCAAACCGGAACAACGTGGGTGACCGCTCCATAATACCTGGGGCGCGGGACACCGGCCGCGCCCTCCTCCGCGTCAAACCGCAAGTCCAGCAACGGGAAATCCGTGATGTTGTAGGTCCGCTTCGGCAGCGAGCAATGGAGTCCTTCTCTTGCGTCTTTTAGTGAGACCGCAAACCTCGAATCGGTAATGCTCGTTGAGGCAATGAGGGCGGAGGCGATCGGCTGAAAATCAGAATACGCAAATCCTTCTCCGCCGGCCAGTTGCCTGATTTTTCGGTTGCGCCAAGTCCAGGCTGCACAACGGTCATCGAAATAATGCCCGCCGCCCCAGGCCCGCGCCCGGCCGTTAATGAACGAGACGCTCCCGCATGTCGAGACGATTGATCCCTGGTAATGCGCTTCCAGGGTCTGTGTGATCTCAGACAGCCCGTCCGCCGGGATCAGGGGGAGATAGCGCCGGCCATTATATACGGTCGCGCCCCGCTGCCAGTTTGTAAAACAAACCCATGCTGATGCGACGACGACATCGTTGGTCGGATCATTTCCGGCGGCAACTCGGACATACAATTTTCGCGCCGCCGCGCAATAGTACCAGCCGCCCCCGCCCCCGGATTCAACCGCATCAACAGAGGTCCGCGCCGTCAGGGCCGCGCCATTTTCCGTGACCCCGTCGATCTCTATTTCCCCCCAGAAAATATCCGTCTCGTATGTATAGGTCTTGCCGCTAGTCAGGGTCCAGCCGATGAGAACAATAGCCGGGTTGACCTCTACTAGCGAGATGATTTTTTTCTTGGGCTGGAGACATAGCGATTCGAATTTCGACGGAACGTACGCGGCCGGCGTCGTGCACGACACGGCGGACGATTCCGCTGAATACCCGCCAACCCCCCGGGCTTTGATTTTGAACCAGTAGTTCGTCGACGGCGATAGCCCCGTCACCGTAATCCGATCACAGCCGGCGGGCGGCTGATGGCCGTAATCCGTATAGGATGATCCGTCGGTCGATACGCGAATCACATACCGGAGCCCTCCGGATACCGGCGTCCACGTTAGGGGCACTCGATCAGGCCATCTCAATGCGCCGATCGTCAGGCCCGCCGGCGCAGACGGTCCCGCCGCAATCGTGCACGACGCCGCGTCCGACAGGTCCGTTGGCGTTGCCCCTTGCCAGGCCTTGACCTTATAGGCGTAGGTATGCCCAGCCGAAACCGAGGCGTCGTAATAGACGTACTGGTTGGCGATCGTGTCCGCTAATTTGGAGTAAGCCCCGCCGTCAACGCTCCGCTGGATCTCGTGTTTGTCCTCCTCAACGGAGTTGTCGACGAACCGGACCTCAACGCACAGCGAGCCGCCGATGAGCATGGGGGTTGCCGTGACGTCGGCGGGTACGGCGATTGCCGCCTTGGTCCGGCACGCAACCGCCGTGCAATACGCACTGTTGCCGGAGACGTTGTACGCTCGGACTCGGATGTAATAGAGCGTGTTGGACTGGAGCCCGGCAAGGTCGTAGGTCGTGGCGTTCACCCCAACCGTCCCCACCTGCGCATAGGTTACGCCGTCAGTTGACCGCTCGATCTTGAAGCCGGTCTCGTTGCTCGCATTGTCGGTCCATGAGGCCCGGATTTTATCGGTCCCCAAGGCCTGCAGTTTTAACCCGGACGGGGCCTTCGGCGGGTCGGAAGTAAAAACTTTTACCTCCGCTGTTTTTCCACTGGCATCCGTCGCGTTGAAAGCCTCGATTTGATATTTGTACCACGTCGCGGGCGTCAAGCCCGTAAACGTTTTCGAGGTCTCGTTTTCGCCGGTCGTATAGACCAGCGTTCCGTTTTGGTAAATTTTAAACCCTGTCTCGTTATTCGAATTGTCGACCCAGGAAACCCGAACGGACGTCGACGAAAGCGCCGTCGCCTCAACATTCGTCGGTAGCGCTACCGCCTGGGGAGTGACGTTGGCGATGTTGGAATACGCGCTGTTTCCAGCAACCGCCTCATAGGCCCGGACGCGGTAATAATATTTCGTCCCCGGCGTCAATCCCGTATTGGTAAACGAGGTCTGGTTGGCCCCAACCGTCGCAATCTGAGCGAACGAATATTCGCTGGACGAAGTGGAGCGTTCGGCTTTAAACGATGTCTCCCCGGTGCTGTTGTCCTTCCAGGTCAGCTTCGCCGATGTCGACGATAATTGAGCGGCGACCAAATTGGATGGGGCCGCCAACGCCTTCGCCGCTTCAGCGACGTTTGACCAGTCGCTCTCCGTGTTGTCGTTCCAGCACTTTATCCGGAACCAGTATCGAGCCTCGGTTAATCCGGTAACTTTTTTTGACGTGACAAGATCGTCCAACACGCCGATGACCTGGGAAAAATTGACGCCGTCGGTCGACTTGTACGCCTGCTGATATTGGGCCTTCGAGGATTTCGCCTGCCAGGTCAGCAAGCATTCGCCGTCAACGATTTGCGTTGCGGCCAGAGAGGCGGGGGCCAGGAGCCGCGTATATACCGGGCCGTAAATGTCGACCTCAGACCAATACTCATAGCCCTCGTACACCATCCGGCCGGAGACATAGATCCAGAGGCACGAGCCCTCCGTCAATCCGGTCAGCTGATACGAGGTCGATGAGCCCGGCAGATAGATGGGACTTGACGTCGGCCCGTTGGCGTTGGGGCCGGTCTGGATTTTAATCCCGTTGGTTGCCGCGTAGGTCGCCCCGTTGGTCCAGGCAATATTAATCTGCGTCGGATTCGGGGCGGATGCGCTCGATATTATCGGAGGCTGGACGACAAATCCCATCTCAGACGTGCTCCTCGAATTCGCACTCCCACGACCAGCGGCCGGCGGCCAGGTTAACCGGGAGCGGCGGCTCCAGCATCCTCAGCCAGTACGAGTTGTTCATCGCGTCGGTGTGATCCGTGCACAGCAACAGCGCGTATACGCCTCCGCATTCGCGGACCGCCTCGGCAATATATCCACGGGCGGCATCGGAGAGATTCATCCACGAGCATGCCCATCGCTCCACCGCCGGCCGCGCCGTCGTTAGGTAGAGATTCCGGGAGGGTGTCTCGTCGCCAATCGAATCGTTGAGATACCCGCGCCCGTACCCGCGCATGAACGGACACCCGAGGTCCCGCGCCTTTCCAAAGACGATCGTTCCGACCGACAAATAAAGGTTCGGGTTTTGCCGGTTGGTCAACCAGACCCGGACGTATCGCTTCGCTCGCGGCGCGGATAAAAGGCAGTAAATATATCCCGAATTGTAGGTAATATTATCCGTCGTTACGCCCGTCGTAAACGCCGCGTCATCAGCCGCATACAGGGTGAGGGCGGCCGGGGCTTCGTACGTTCCCGGGGTCAGGTTGTGGTTGAGCAGGGCAATGAAATCAAACTCCGTTGCCGCCCCGAGGTCGATGTCAAGATACTCCTCGGTATGGATTCGACGGACGTCGGACGTGTAGGTCGATGCCCCGGACTTTGTCTCCGCATTAAATCCCAGGAGGTCCGACGTTGACCCATAGCCGCCGCCGTCGGAAAAATACAGCGTGAAATTCCCGGCCGCCCGGGCGATCGTAAATTTCCCCGTTAGATCATTGTACGTACACGTATAGTCTCCTCCGAAGGCTGACAGCACCGAGGCCACGTGCGCGGCCAGGGTCTGGCCGTTGTAATCTCCGGCCGTCAGGACGGCAACAAGAAGGCCGTTGCCCTCGTCAAAACAGATCAGCCGATTCGACACCGCCGGTAGAATGCTGATTGTGTCAAAAAATATTGTCCCTGCGGTGGCCTCCCTTTGCACGCACCGGATCTGCACCGCCCGGGCGGATTGGGACAAAAAATAAAAGGAGATCTTTTGCCAGGCTTCCGAGGTCGTGATTGTTTTACTGGCAACGCTTGATCCGATTTTAAGTTCCGCCGTGACGGCCCCGCTCGTTCCGCTCTTAACGTAAGCGGATGCTAAATACCAGCGGCCCGCCTCGAGGTTGACGACCTGATAAAAATATTGGTTCGCGGCGGTCGAGCCGGTCATCCGGATGCAATTCCCCGCCTGGCCATCGGCCCATACATCCAGCGTCACCCCGGATATCGGGGTAAACGGGGCGGTCGATTCGCAATCCGCGCCCGCAATTAAATTGCCGCTAAGCGTTATCGCCGTCCGGAACAGACCGTTGCCGGTTCCGCTTCCGCTTCGGCTCCGCCAGGCCAACGTTGTGTCGTCGTCCTGTGTCGATTCGGCGGGGAATTGCGGGTTTTCGGTCGACCGCGAAATCAGCGTTCCGTCGCGCCATAAGCTCTTGGCGATGATCCTCGTGTTCTGCATTGCTATCCGCCCCGCATCTCCTTAGTAATTCGGCCGGACGTTTCGGCTGCGAATCGCCAGCCGTCCGAGGTCGACGCCGTCCTGGACAATTGCAATAATTTCCTCTCCAATTTTTTTGGTCCCCAGATAAATTGGGACTGTCAGGGCGATTGGCCGCCCCTGCATTCCCGCGCCTGAGCCCGCGCCGGGGCCGCCCCGCATCTCCTCCCGAATCAGCCGCCGTAACATCGCCTCCGTCGCCATGACCTCCAAGCCTGACTCACCGGCAACATATCGCCGACCGCCAGCTAGAAGCTCCGTCGGCTCCGTAAATACCGCTCCCGTCTCCAACGGAATCGGCTGCTGTTGAATCTGTGCAATTTGAGCCGCCCCCATTGCCGCCGCGATCGCGGCCATCGCTAAGCCCAACGGGAAAAACGGTTTGACTTGAAGCGCCGAAATAATCGCCTGCGCAACTCCGCTGACAGCCTGTGCGACGTCCAAGGCCTTTTGCTTCCGCGCCGCTTCCCGCTTGGCATCCAATTTCCGCTGCTCGAATTCCGCGTCCAGCGCGGCAATCGCCTCCGCCTTCAATGTTTCGTCCGTAATGGTCGACTCGATAAATTTCAACCGCGCTTGATACTCCTGGCTTAGGTTGTCCATCGTCGTGCTGAGGGATTGACGGCTGATCGAACCGAGCCCGGAGATCAAACTGTTCAGCGCGCTGAACGTGTTCTGAATGATCCCCTGAACGTCGGTCCCCCAATCCTGCCAGGTTTTGATTTCCGGCGGCGTCAGGGCGTTAGAGTAATCGGCCAACATTTTCACGGCATCGGCAACCCCCAGATAGGTGATTGCCTCCTCCTCCAGCGCATCGCACGTTGCCGGAATTTGATCGTTGGATCGGTCGAGTTCTAGTTGGCCGAGGCCGTCGAGAGTCTTTTGGTATTCTTTCTGCTGTGCGATAAGCTCATTCCCAGGCCGCAACAACTCCTCCGTCGCCCGCTTCGCTTGCTGTTTGGCCACCGCCAGCGCCCGGATTTGCGCCGCCGTATGTTCTATCGCCTTTGCCTTCACCTTCTCTTTTTTCGTGAGCTCCTCAACGCCCTTCGAGTACTGTTCCTGGCTGATCTTTCCGTCGCCCAAGGCCAACTTCAAGTCGGCCAATTTCCGTTGCCGCTCCTCCTCCGCCTTTGTCTCCTCCTTGACCGTAGGGATGCCGAGCTCTTTCAGTGTGTTAGTGTATTGGACCTTCGCCGACGTCAACCGCCCCTCCGCCTCCGCCAGCGCATCAGCGGCCGCAACGCCGAACATGTTCCCCTGAATCCACTCCCGGAGCTGTGCGTAGTTCAGGTTATATTGCTGAGTCAGGAGATAGAGCTTCGCGTGAGACCAGCCGATCTTGTCGGCCATTTTCGTGAGGCTCTCATACGCGGCCGCGTCGGCGACCATCTCCGCATGTTTCGCCTCCGCCAATTCTCGGAGCTGTCCCCGGACACCCTTAATCACCGTCTGCAATTGTTCGAGCGCGCCGGTGAGAATCCCCGTTGCCGTCTGTAGAACCTTCGTATTTAAGACAACGCGGCCGATCTCCTCTTTCGTATTCTCCCAAGTTTTTTTTAGTTGCGCGAGCTGGCCAGCATATGACTGTGTCGCTGATTCGGCCCGGCCGTACATTTTTTCCAGCTGATCCAACAGCGCGGCTTGTTTCTGTTCGGCGGTCAGGTTTTCGTCAACCTTGATTCCATAACGGCTCAAGGCTCCGTAGTTCCCCTCCATCGCTTTCATCACGAGTCTTGCGGCCGATTCCAGATCCACGCCCATAACCGTCGCCAGCCCCGCGCTGCCCTTAACCGCCCGCTGAATTCCGTTGGCGTCAAGGTCGGTCATCTGGACCATCAGGGTCGAGGCCTTCCGAACCTGTTCGTCGGTGTAGAGTGTCGATTGCTCCATCTTCGCCGCGAACGCTTCCAGCTGCGGCCCTACGATTTCATAGCTCCGGCCGGTCTGGCGGATGGATTCGGCCAGCTCGTGTTGTGTCTGTTGATCCTCAACCGCGTTCCCAATCGACTGCTGGATCATTTGCACGAACGCACGGCCCGCGTTTTTCGCCATGTCGTAGGCGAAATTCGCTCCCAGGATTTCTTTCCACAGTCCAGAGAATTTCGGTTTCGCCGCGTCCGCCGTCTCCCCGGACCCGTCTAGCGATTTTTCGAAATCTTTGATTTGAGACACGGCCCCCGCCGAATCGACGCTGAGGACGTATTTGATGTCAGACATTTATTCGACCCCTATCTCTATCTCGTCGTCACGGCGGAACGCGAAATTTTTCTCAACCAGATTCATTGCCCGGATAAATATTTCCCGCGCCCGGCCGCGAAGACGGAGACGCTCAAACTCCCGCGCCGTGATTCCGATCCGCTCCGCCCAGCCCGTAGCATGGGCCAAGTACCAACCCAAGGCGGACGTCTCAAACGAGCTCATCTCAGCCGCCGCGGTATTGACCACGCAATTGGGGCATCGGCTCGTGTCCTCTCCTACCTGGTGCTGATGCCTCTCGGCCGGAAGAAGCGCCCGTCGATAGTCGACGCAAAGCGCCAGGTAGTGGATCAGTTTTTTAAAAAATTCTCCGGCTCCCGGGCGATGATCTGAATTTCCGTTGCAACGAATCGAGGACTCGCAACGGCCGGCGCCTCCTCGGAACCCGAGGGGCCGACGCGCCGCTCAACCCGCGTCGACAGGAGCACGCGGAGAAAATCCCGGTGCACCCGTTTGGCCTCGTCCGTACACGGCAGCGGTTTCCCGCCGTCGGTCAGATCCCATTCCGCGATCGCGGCCAGCGCCGATCCTAACGTAATCTGCGAGAGCCGCTCCGAGTACGAGTCCATCAAATCAATCGCGGTCAGAGGGCGGAGTCGCACCCGCAACAGCGGCGGATTAATCACGGCCGGTACCGCCAAGTGCAGCGAAATCCATCCCGTCATCGGCTCGATGTGTTTGATTTCGCTCATGCCAGGTAGTCCGTTTCTTGTTTATTGATAATCTCGATATAGGGGCGGGCGGCGTCCATGCCCGTCGGTTTCGAGGCCGCCTGTTCGGCGACGAGTTCCAGCCCGTGCCTGATAATTTTATCGAGCGACGGATCGGCGTCGGTAATAACCAGGCGGGGGAAGTAAATCGTGAAGCTGTAATAGAACCCCGTCCCGGCCTCAAGCGGACTCGTAAATTGCACGGCCGCCTTTTGCGGAGTCCCGGCCGCGTGCTTCGCCAGGAAACCGGCATTCGCGGTTGCAAACCGGGGAAACTGCAATTTGAGCGAGGCCGCCGGAAAGTCGTTCTCCTCCGGCTTGATGATCGAGGCGCTTCCGGCCGCGTGTTCTCCATCGACCGACCGCTTGATGGCGATGTCGAATCCGGTAGCAACGAGCGGCGTTGTTGTCAGCACATCAACCGCCTCGTCAGCCCCGTTCATGTAGAACGCGGCTTCCTTGAAAAGCATGGGGACGACGGCCGCCGGCGTTAGGGCGTCCATTTGCGCGGCGGCGTTGACGGCGGAGTCGTCCTTGCAGACATCGCCCCGCCCCTTCGCGTCGAACACGATGACCCCGTTTTCAACCTTGATCGAAAACTCCGTCGGAACGACGCTCGGAACCTCGTAGATTTTACCGGGGAGCTCTGCCGCAAATGTGTAGAACCCCGCGCCGTAATCGGCCCATGTGAGCACGTGCTTATGTGCGGTCGTGGCCCCTTGTTTCGTCGGCGTGCCCGCCGCGCCCATCAGCAACGCCAGGTGTCGACCCAACGCCCCGAGCTCATAGCTCAGGTCCCCGCTGATTCCGAGGTCGACCGGCTCGAAGTCGGTAAAGACGCCCGCCGGCCGGAACGGAGAATCGGCGTGATCGCCGGGGGCGTATTTCCGTTTGGATTTCAGTCCCGTAATTTTTTTGAACGAAATCTCGTCGCTCGCTCCAAGCGCAACAGCCGTTCCCCAGATCGTCGCTTTTTTGAGCCCGGCCGCCTTGTTACTTAATTGAGGTCCAGTCGGCGTTGACATATTATTACCTCTCCTTTTCGTCGTCGATCACCGCCGCCGACCCGGACGAAATCCAGGTCGACAGCACTTCGGCGTCGACGCGATTAATGTCATAGGTTTTTCCCTGTTCAAGGAGCAGTTGTTCCGCCGACCAAAACCCGGTAGGTCCGGTCCAGCGGAACCGCTGCGGCTTCCGCCTCCCTTCTACGGGAGCGGGTGACGGGCCGGCCGTCTGTGTCTGCGTTAACGTGTTAGTAGGTCTTGCCATCCTTACCTCCCCGCCCGAATCAAACGTATCCGAGCGTGTCGTTGTAGTGAATCTCGACGCGGACATCGAAAAATCCTAGTCCGCCCTCTATCGCCATATAGCCGTCGTCTGTTTCCGGTGGCTCCGGAATCGACAGGAGAAACGCACCTAGGGACGGGAGAGCGGCCGGCAACGGCGACTCCATCTCCCGGGCCAGCGCAACGCGGATGTCCTGCCAGCACCGGAGGATTCGCCCCGTCGTATCGGTATCGTCCTTGACGAACCCCTTGATCGATAAATAAAACGTTTCGTCGACGTTGTTTCTGGAATTAAATTCTCGCGTTCCACCGGAGCCGACCGTGACCATGTACACGGGGAACGCGCCCTGATATTCGCGCCAATGGACGAATCGTCCGAGGACCTTGGCGGGCGTGTACCAGTAGTCAGCGCCGGCGGTAATGGACGACAGCACGGTTACAATCCGATCCCGGATGGCAAGCTCGGTGGGTATTGTCGGTGAACCCATTGCGTTTATCCCTCGCCGCCGCCTTGTCCCGCCGCCATGACCTCAGCCTGCATGAAAAGATAATCGGGCTCCAGGAGCCGATCTAGATCCTCACGTTGTCTCCTCATTGGACCGCTGAACCAGTACGTCGGCGGAAGAGTGACCTCGTCCTTCAAGACGAACAGCGGCTTCAGCTTGCCCCGCTTTCCCACTCGCTGGCAGTACAGCACGTTACCGGCGGCCGACTGGATAAAAAATCCATCCGGGAAATTCGCGATTCTCCCCTCCGTGTCTCCCAGGGGAATTGTCAGCCGTTTAGCCTTTTTCCGGATCGTTCCGCCCTCGTCCTGAATGCGGGCGTAAACCACGTTTTTTGCCGGGCCGACGCCGGTCCCAACAGCCACGTGCAAATCTTCTCCCGCCTGCCGTGTTTCCATAGCGATGTTTTTAGACAGGTTCGCAGAATGCCGCCCCTTGCCGCTGCGTTGGAGCGAGGCTGCCGATCGTTTTAATCTTTCGACCGACTCCGCCGCCCATCGCGTCGCAGTTTTTCGCGCCGCTCTCGGAATGTTTTTAACGATCCCCGTCTTCTTCAGCGCGAGCGTGATGTCTCGCTCAAATTTCAGGCTGTCCACTGCTCACACCCTGATAGCGCGATACCGATCAAGCACCGCCCGAACCTGTTCCAGGAATGCTCCGGTCTCCCGACGAGTGATGCTGCCGTCAGAAAATGACCGCGATATTTCGCCCCAAGATTTTGTCCGATACTCTTGGTAATCGGCGGCTATTTGCGTGAGCGCCGCGAATTTCAGGTCCTTGGGAACCGAGGCCAGCTTATATCCAGCCACATACGTCGAGAGCTTGATGTTTTTTCGGCCCCGGGGCCATACACCCCACAGCCTCACCAGCAGCCCGGAATCCGAATAGATCCGGTAGTCCTGATCCTCTCCTTCGGTCAGCGGTACGCCGCCCTCCTCCAGCCCGGCAATGGTCACGTTGGGATATCGAGGCAGCCGGAGAGTTTGTTTGCCGTTGCCGTCTAGGTACGCCGTTGTCTCCGTCAGCTCCAGCAGCCGCCGGCCAACGTGCGAATTAAACCGCGCCGATACGCCGTCAATCAACATTTCGAGGATCGGATCATCGGCCGTGTCTGAGGTCTCCTTGCCGACCATTGCCCGGACATCGGCCAGAGTCACTAGCGCAATCGTCGTGTCTGTTGCCATTACCGCTTCGCCTTCCGACCGTGATGTCGTCCGGGAGCGGCCCCCTCTATCGCGGCTTTGTTTTCGGGAGCGCCGATCAGATTGGCTTTTGCCGCCGCCGGCAATGACGCCCGGCCCTCCGTAAGCAGCGCTGCCGCGATCCGCTCCGGCAGTTCCGCTTCCTGGCCGGCGCGGAAATCAATCGGGTGGACGCCGTCAACGTAGATCGTCTCGGGGCCGTTGAGTCTAATAATCACCTTGGCCTCCTTCGGGGGATCATGCCGGATGACCTCCCAGGATTGAGAGACGGGCGGGCGGCCGGATAACCTCCGAACCGCCCGCCCGCTGGAAAGCATTACAGTACGACGTCCTTACGCAACCGGAGCATGCCGGGGCAAGCCCTTGATGACGACCGCCGAAATCGGCGTTCCATTGGTATGCGTACCCGCGTAGGTCACGAGAATTCGGACGTACCGCTTGGACCCCAGATATCCTCGCGTGACGACAATCTCGTCCTCGTCCGCGTCGTCGATGACGACGTCGTTGGCCCCGCCCAACAGATCAGCGGCCGCGACGTTCGCGAAATCTCCGGAGGTCGTCGTGTCCGATTCTTGGAACGACACTGTCATTTTGATGGACCCGCTCAGGGTGTCGCCGCTCAGGCCGACATGCGCGACCATCAACGCTCCCTCGAACCCCTGAAGATCCACCGCCGACCCGGTCTGTGTGGTTTTTCCCAAGACCGGGTCGATGGTTTTGGTGACCAAAAGATCGTGGTAAATATCTTTCATGGCCTTACTCCTTACGCCTTGAGCGTATAGATTTTGATGGCCTCGGGGAGAACGACCTGGCCGCCAACCCGCTTCCGTGCGCTCACCTCAATCATGCCCATAGCCTTGGACGAGTACGGATCAACGAGGATCTCCGTCGCCAGTCGATCGGCGATCAGATACCCGGCGCGGAAATCGCCAAATGCAACCGCCTTGGCGCCCTTGCCCTCAGCCGGCATGTCGGGGCATTCGATATACGGCCGCCCCAACACGTTCGGGGTTCCCTGATTCTGGAGGCCGGGCTTCCACATGTAGTCGCCGGTCACCGTGTTTTTGAGCAGCGAGATGGCCAGGGTCGAGGAGCGTTTCCACAGCCAGGTTGCTTGGCCGGCGTACCGCTCCGCCAGGGAGTAATAGAGGCCGACCAGATCATCAGCCAGGATCACGCCCGAGGTCGTTGTGCCAGTGAATCCGCCGACGCTGGAGTTGGTCAGGATGCCCTCGGGTTTGTTGATGGCGTCACCGGCCACGAATGCCGCGCCCTCAAGCGCGCCAAACCGTTCGCCGAACTCCTCAGCCAAGAATGCCTGGAGGTCGAATTCGGCATCCTCGAGGTCTTGCCGCGAAACCCGGGCCAACGCGTACATCTCGTGCGTCGGAACGTTTTCAATTCCGACCTTGGGGTTGGTTGTTTCCGACCGGGTCCCAATTTCCGACACCCAGGCGGCCGAAGCGCTAGCCGTTTTTTTGGGGATCTGAATCGAGCGACGGCTGGTCGTCCTAACTTTGGCAACGCTGCGGATCGGCGAAAACAGGACGTCGAATCTGATGAGCTCGTTGACGAACTCCGCCGGGGCCAGGTATCCCCCAGTCGTCGCGTCTCCAACGGTCATCGCCTTCTTTTCAATTTCGTCGAGCGGCCGCCCCAGCAGGGACTTCCGGAGGCCAGAGAAAAACGCCTTTGTTTCGGACTTGGGGTCCTCGTTCTTCAGCTCCGGACGGGGTGCCTTGAGTTCGGCAACGGTCCGGCTGATCTCTTCTAGCCGGTCGTTGAATTTTCGCTCGTACTCGTCCAGGTCGGGCCTCCCGACCTTGCCCTTCATGAGCTCTTCGTTTTTGGCCTGATAGTCGCTGATAATCTTTTTTTGCTCTTCAATGAGAGCGACCAATTTTTCTTGGTCGGTCATAATTCACCTCACACTAAATTTAGCCCGGGTCGTTTGGACCAGGACTTGCGCGGCTTCGATTACGGGACCGAGTCCGCTATCCACGGGCGGCTCTTGTCCGGAGGGAGTGCCAGCCGGCGGCTCCGTCCCCAGCAAAAGTGCCTTCAGGGATTCGATTTGGTTGGTCAGTTCCGCCCTCTGCCCCTCGTCCAGGGATTCGCCCTGGAGCTGCTCGACACATCCGGCCAAGGCGTCGAGCGATTTAACCCCCGTTACCACTGCGCCCGGACACGCCTGGAAATTGCATAGCGAGACCTCGTATAACTCTAGCTCTTTTAGCCGCCGGACATTGGCCGATCTGTCCATCGAGTCTTTGATGGTTTTGTACCCGATGGACAGCCCGTCCAGCACGCCGGCCATTGCGGCGGCGTAGGCCTCCCGCGCCTTCGCGTTCGCGTCGAGAAACAATTGCCCCTCGACAGCGAGACCGTGTTCGTCCTCCGCCGCCGCGACATACCCGATCGGTGGACCGTAGGCGTCATGACTCCAGAGCAGTTTGACGCGTCCATTTTTTTTCTCTTTCAGGGTTTTTCGAAACGCGCCCTTTTCGACGATGTCCCCCTGTGAGTCGACGACGTTCCAAATCGACGCGTACCCTCGGAATGAGCCGGTCTCGGTCAGGGAATCGTCGTCCAGCCTGAAGCGATAAAACTTGACGCCGTGTTTGCTCATGGTGTCTCCTCAGTCCACAATCGGATAGGTCGAGCACAGGCAGTTGACGACGTTTCCAGCATCGCCCCGGGGATCTCCGGGATATGCCATTGCCTGGCCGCCGATGACGAAATCGCCGCCAACCGGAACCTCTTGCCCGTCGGCCTCGATATGGTCGTCCCGCGAATCGGGGACGAACGAACATAGCCAGCCTTGGCGGGTTACGAACTCGTTTTCTTTATACCCTTCAACCTGTGCCCAATTTTCGACCTTGGTTGATTCGGTCCTGGCAATTTGTCGACACCGCCATTGGGCGAATGTGTTAAGTCGCTCGATCAGTTTTTGCGTCAATTGCTCGGTCGTCCAGTCCGCAAACTCCGCCATTGCCAACGTGTCCCGGATCAGGGCCATAGTCGTTTCGGCGATTTGCGTTCCGGACCGGAGAATGATTTCGTCCAGGTACGCTCGCGCCTCGGGTGTCAGGTCGAACAGGTCGACCTTCTCCTCGATTTCCGGGAGCTCGCCTTTGGCAGCACGCATGCCGGCGGCTCCGGCCTGCCGGGCAGCGTTATACGCCCAGGGCCGAAGCGCGGAGAGAAACTCCTTCGCCTCAGTATTGATGTTGACCGTCCGTGTTTTTGCGACGCGGGCCGATTGGTCCGTGAGGTAGGAGCGGACGATGGAGATAAGCGAGCGCTCTTTTGTTTCGACCCGGCGGACGAAATTATGCCAGAGCGCCTCCCGTCGATCTGCGGCGGCCCAAGATTTCCGCGCCCCACCGGCGAATGCGGGGAGGGAGGACTTCGCCGCCTCTCCGTCTCCCCCGCCCTGTTCGGCCGCGGCCCCCCCCTGCACGAGGACGGTTTGGCCGGCGGCAACGATGTCCAAGGGCGCCGTCGAATACGAGACCAGCACCATATCGCCCGCCGGAGAGGTCAGCGGTTCGAGGCCGACGGCCGCCCGCTTCTCGTTCACGGTCATGAATTGCGCACCACCGACATAGGCAAATTTTTTCTCTCGATCCTCTTGTAACGCCTCGATCCCGTCACGATCGATTTCTAGCCACAGGTTTTCCCCGAACATCGGGCATAACCAGTTGTTGAGGTCGTCGACATACTCATCCATCAGCGGGATTACGCATTCGGTGTAGAGCGCCCGGCGCGCCTCCTGGAAGTTCGAGTATGTTTTGCTCTGTGAGTCCCCGATGAGTTCCGGGGCGACGTTGAATACGGACGCGATTTCGCGTTTGTTGTGGACAACGCCTTCGATCCAGTCAAGCTCTTTTGGCGACATCGCGGTCTGCTGCCACGTCAAACCGCCTTCGAGCAACAACGGTTTGCCCGCGTTATCATGGCCCTCATATTCTTCCCGCACCGATGCTTTGAGCTGCTCGTATTTTTCGTCGCTTAACATACCCTCGGTTGATAGCACACCCGGCGGACGCATGTCGTTTTGCAGCAGCCGCATATTCCACTCGGCGGCCATGTTGCTGACATCAATTCCCCGCGAGGCGACGGTCAGTGGAGATAGCCCGTAGAAATCGTGGGTCGGATGGAACAGCTTGGAGTGCAAAATGAACTCCGGCGGGATGACCTCTTTCGATCCGCTGGAGGAGTACTCGTATCCGCCAACCTGCGCTCCCTGGGGTCCGCCCGGGAGAATGCGAATCCGATCCGGGCGCGGGAGATACAATGCCGCCGGCGGTTGCGATTTAATCGGACGGACGGCCTGGGTGTAACTGTTGCCGTGTAGTAGGAGCTGAGAGAACCGACGCCTCAGCCATTGACGCTGGCCCTCGGCTGCGTTGGGCCTCCACAGCAGCCGGAGCAACGGATGGTCGCCAACCGCCTTATCCCCCTGCTTGAGGACGAATTCGAGCCCGGCGGCCGCGCTCGCAATTTTCGACACGCACGCATAGACCGCCATGCATTTCTCGTAACCCTCGCGGGAGAGGGTCAGGAAATCTTGTTTCGACCAAACCGCTTGTTTCCCCAGGTTCATTAAAATAATCCGGGTAAGCGGATCGGCAACGGCGGTCGACGCACGGGCCTTGCGCTGATGGGGGATATCCCCGAACAGCAAATATCGGGCGCGGTCAATGATCGTCATGGTCACAGGCTCCTGAGGCGCGGGGACGCCATCGCCGCGCCCCGAGCGTGCGTGTAGATGCCGTAGACCACGGCCTTGACCAGATGGTCATTTACCCCGATCGGTTCGGGCGTGTAGCGACCGTCCTTATCCTTTTTGCGGACATAAGAGCGGACTTCCTTGATCAGGTTCGGTGATCCCTCGACGATGTGGATCTTCTGGGCGGCAAGGTAATCATTCGAGACCCGGACCGAATCCGGTCCCTTGACCGACGGCCTCGCGCCCAGCAAGCCGCAATCGACCAGCTCCTGGATGCTCTTGGGCTCGGCCGAGTCCCAGATGTTTTCGTCGAATTTTTTGACGCCCAATTCTTGGCAACGCTTGGCCAGGACGGGGTTGGTTAGGCCGGTTTCGTAAAGCAACTCTTCGACCCAGTATTCGTCCGCCCGACGATAAATTTTGACCAGCGCGGCCGGGTCAACCGAGTAGCCAAAATCGCCGCCATACCAAATCTCATCGAAGGAGAGCTCGGGAAGCGGGACGACGTCCCAGTTAAAAATTATTCCCTCCAGGTCTCCCCATTCCCCCAAGAAATAAATCTTATGGAAATTCGGATTATCCTCCGCCGTCCGCCGTAACCTCTCGGTGTATTCCGGCTCCGCCCAAGGGTTATCTAGGACCGTGAATCGGAGCTTTCGAGCGACCTTTGGCAGCCGCTGCCAGAATCGCTCATAGATCCAGGAGGTCTTACCGATCGGGTTGAAGTCGCCGATCAACTGCCGGAAGGAATAATTACCCGTTCCCTTGGCGCCGCGGAGACGCAGGGAGAGCTCCCGATAATCGTCCTCCCGGAGCTCAGTGAGCTCGTTGACCCAGATGAAGTTGACGTCGGTGAGGGACTTGACCTTCTGGTAGTCCTCGCGGTTATTCATCCCGGTGAAGACCCAGGTCTGGTTACCGCAGCGGGCCGTCCAGGAGCTTCGGTCAAGCTTGAACGGGCGCCGGAGTGCATCGGCCCGACGCTCAATGATGTCGAGGGTGGACTTGCGGAGGCTGGCCAGGGTTTTCCGAACGACAATGATCTTCTGGCGATCGGTTGGATTCAGGATACCCTGGATGAAGAGCTTGTCGGCGATGCTGTAGGACTTTCCGGCGCCGGCCCCACCGTAGACGAGAAGTTCCGGATCGGCCGATCGAAAGAGTGCGCCGTGTTTATGGTTCAGCACGCGATTGAGATTGAGTCGACCGCCGGCGACAACTGAATCAGGCACAAAAGCCCCCAGGGCCAGCAAGGCAATAAGGACAGACCGGTGGCGCTTCATTTCTTCGCATGGCCTCGTTTGGTTTGCGGAAGAAATTTTTCGGAGATCTCGTAGAGCGCTTTTTCGACTCCGGGGAGGTCGTGTATTTGCCTGTCCGTCTGTCCTAGCTCCACCTTGCCAAGCCAGATCAACAGGGTGCTATCGCCCCTGATTGCCCGCCGATATTGAGCCCGGGCAATGGCGATTTTCCTTTCCGCCCTTTTTTGGGCCAAAAGCTTGGAATAATTTGCCGTCATGGTTTTCGGATCGACTCCGAAATAAAGCGCGAGGCGGTTGTCCGTGGCGCCCGATTCAAGGGCGATTTCGGACAAGGCCGTCTCGTCGAGCTTGACGTGTTTCCGGCCCCGTGTGTTACTACTCATCGCCAAATTCCGAGGTTGACTTCCTTTTGCGGGTCTTGGAGCCGGTTCAGGGGGTCCATTGTTTCGTCCGATGGATTATCGATTTCGAACGTGAGCGAGACGCCCTTGTCGCCGGAGCGGAGAGACTTGGAGTCCAGACGGCGGAATAGAGCCGTGATGTTGACGGCCTTTGCTCCCGGCGTTTTTGCTTTAGG